GGATCAAATGCACTTGTTCCCATCGTAATCCTCTTTTAGAGTTCTGCCTCTGCTTCGTAATACATTACAAACCATGATGTTGAATTATGGGGGGCAAGGAATCCCCCATTGTGTTTATAATATCCCGTTATTACACTTGATGCTCCACCAGGTGAACTTGCCTTTGTTTTCAGTGTATAATTTGGAGTTCTCATCTTAACTGGGAATGTTATCTGAGGATAAATGCCAGTCGCAACATAGATAGCATCCATGTTTGTAGTTGTGCTATAACTTATTGAGCCATCAGTGAAGAATCTATATGGTCGCTCATAAGTAGTTCCATTTGCATTCGTCTGATAGTATCTCATGCACTTCTGCATTTCAGAAGTCTGATCCCTTAGATCAAACTCAGTTGCCTCTCTACCAGATTCAAGTTGAACCTGTGCAATCTCAATGCTATAACTGTTAGAATTGATAAGATTTGGATTGATTGCTTCAGATACATCCTTGCCAGTGACAAGATCCGAGCCAGCCCTCAAGAAGAATCGTAGTTCGGGACCATCTGTACCAGATGCGCCTATTAATCCATTAGAGCAATCTGGTAGGCTGAATGTATGTGTAAACTTAGTCCACTCAGTTGGAACAATGGTGACGAATCCTGCAACTTTTTGCGAGTTCTGCTCAATGCCAGTTGATGCAAAGTCTGGTGCAGTACCACCACCAAAGTCTCTTCTAAATGACACACCAAGTCTTGAGTTTGTTACTGTAGATCTTGCGTAGAAAGAAACGGTCGCATATCCCTTTGGCAGATTCTCAATACCCTCAATACGCTGATAAAGATAGGTGCTTGATCCCGCTGTATATCCTCCTGTACCTATTGAGAACTGCAATCCATAGTTGGAATATGCAGTTGAACTTGGAAGATCACCAAGACCAAGTGGAGTTCTGTTTACACTGATGCCTAATCTATCCGCGGTCGAACCACCAGTGTTGACAAGTTTCCATCTATCAGCAGAATACCTGTCTGGTTCTGTGCTTGGATTTCTGTAGGAGAATGTTGTTCCTCTTTGCCAGATATCAAAGTTTCCATTTATCAACTTATTTCGCTGACCAGATGAACTTGATAGTCCTATGCTCGTACCCGTGCTTGAATTGCTGTCTATCACAAGACCAACATAGTTCTGCACAACTGCTGTAGTTGGCGAGACTGCAACCATCATTGGCTTGCGTACTGTGTTGACTGTGCTTGGGCTTTCAAGCGTCAACTCGCCTGGTTCCTCACCGAGGAAGTAGACCTGACCAGGTGAATATGTCAATCCAGTTGCTGAAAGGTCAATAAATCCAGAAATGGTGATCAAAGATGATGCCGATGACCCACCGTAATTTACCTTTGAGATTATTCCAATGGCTTCTGCTTCCTCTGGACTTGTGCATTGAGCCTTGACATATGAACCATAGAGTCGAGTACCAGAGGTGATTCCTTCTTCAAATCTAACAACATCACCAATGCTGAACTCATTGGGATCATGACTGATTACGATTGTGGATGCATTCAACTTTGAGTAGAGTGCATCGTAGTCAACATTCTTTGCACCAACATAGTTCATCACCATAGCAGCAGTGCTACCTAGTGCGTAAAGTATCGGCTTCCTGACTCTACCTGTGATATATGGTGGAGTCTTGGTTATCTTTCCTGCCTCTGTATCGGACAAGAAGTAGAACTCACCAGTTCCAAGAGATGTCATTGAATCTTGGCTTGCAATGCAATCTGCAAAGTTGCCAGAGACATATCCAAGAAGATTCACATCGACAAAATTTGATGTCGTATTTAGATTGACTGCTACACCAAAAGATTCAGCATTTGCTGGTGTATTCGCTAGAGCAAGAGTTACTCCATTTGTGGTTGTATCGTGACGAACAACCATACCAAAGGTGAGGCCAATGCCAGTTATTCCACCAACTGGCATTGTAAATCTTTTTAGTAGGGATCCGTTGATGACGCGAGTTGAACCATCACTTAGGAAAGCAAAGTTTCCATATGTGGTTCCTACAGAGTCAAAATATGTTTCAGTATCTACAGTTACTCCACCGCTGTGAGTGGTTATCGTAACGCGAGATGCGGGTGTATTGTCATCACCCTCGCTGAGTATGAACTTGTTGTTTCCCGAATAAAGTTTTGCATCACCAGCAAAAGCAAGACTGTCGCTGATGCGCCATGCTGTATAGGTCTTTCCGCCATCAAATGCTTTCCATAAGAAATATTTGTCGCCACATGCACCAGCAATGACAATACCGCCACCACCAGCATTGGTGATTATGGCATCTGATGTTCCGCCTGTTCCTCCATCAGAACCTACAGCACCAAGAACAAGATTGTAATCATCAATGGTGATGAGGTTTGTGTTAACTGTGGTAACAGCCCCATTGAATGTGATATTACCCGTAAAAGTATGATCACCAGGAATGACTGTATCGATGTATATCGTCCCAATACCAGAGTCATCGACACTTACTGCGATACCAGTGTCTCCGTCTAGTTCATAAACCTTGACACGATTTAACTTGTCAATGATATCTGTGTTTGTCAGATTATACCATTCATAGAATGTATCCGACAAAGTCAGGGGAGGGATTATGTAACTGATGCTTGATGGACCTGTCGGCATTTCAAGTTCTCTTTGCTATGATTTCTTCTACTAGGCTCTTTAGTCTATTTATCTCTTCTTTGAGAGCCTCTATTTCTCGTCTCATCATTCTTTTTTCCAAAAGATCATGTGCCTTTGCTTTATTGCAAAGAAACACTGCTTTTGTTCGATCATCTCGGATATAGTCTTTCATTCAACAGCCACCACCCGAAGATTCTTAACCTTGGGGATTGAACCGCTTGATGTTGAGTACATGCAAATCTTGACTGAGAATGTATCAAATTCCTTGGTTGAGGCCATCTTGTACATTATTTCTCTGAAGTCGAACTCGGATTGTGAATTCGTGCTTTGATTTCCTGTTTGGAAAGCATCTGTTCCATCAACGCTCATAAGTACATACTTGTCTGTGGAGTTGAATCCAGCGTTTATTCGTGAGTCTGAAACCTTTCCATAGACAGCAATGAATGTTCCTGCTGGCTTATTGAGATCAAGTATTACCTTAAGTTCTGTTGCAGATTCCCCAATAGGCAATGTCACTTTCTTGGAGATATATCTTGCTACAGAAGAATTAGCGGCACCAGATGTCGGTGTCAATTCCTCTGTAGTGCTGTTGCTACTGTCAATCACATTCTCAACAACCACAGTATTTGTCATATCCATGTCTATCATCGGAGATAGAAGAGTTGGTGTGACAATGCTGGTTGCCAACTTTATGTTTAGCGATCCCGTTGAGTAAACCTGATATGGCGTGGACAGAGTCATATTTCTATTTGGAACCACCGACATCTCGGTTGGAGCCATTATCTTTGTTGTAACTGATACTCCCGATGGAGCAAACACAACTGGATTTGGTTGTATCAGATTGACAGTGGCATTATCTTCAGCACCACCATAGTAGTTTTGAAGCACTATGTCGCCAGATGGTGATGAGAATTCACATCTGTTCAAGTTAAACATCAAGTCAATATTGTTGTCTCCAGTTGGCTCAGTGTTATTCTGTGGTTTGAACAATACCCCTCCAATGAAAGTGGATGCTATTCTTTCATTGGTAAGTATGTCAAAGTCTCCAATATTTGCAGCAAACAAGGAGTAGTCTGATGTATTGCATCGAACAAGTATTGCATACCTACCAGGTGCAAGATAAACTGGAGTTGAAAATTTGAAGTTTGTTGCTGTCGGAGTGCTACTGTTTGCAGTAACAGACGAAGGATTCTTAACAACAGTACTAAATGGAAGAACCACAGACGGATGAGGCAATCCATTCACAACTGGATGTATCTCAACTGTAACGGGTAGAGAAGAATCCTTGGTTGCAAAGAACAGATCAACACTCTCAAGGTAAAGACCATTTGGATAGAAATTCTGACTGATCTCAAATGTCTGTGCAAGAGGATCGATCCACTGATTGTATTTGGCTGTGTTTATGCTCTTATCGCGATAGAGGGGATTACTGACAACTTTGTTGCTGTTTGGAGTCTGTTTCCTAATATCTGGTTGTCTGATCGATGAAACGCCATAATATTCATCTTCCTTGAGGCCAGACGCTCTATATGTGGTTTCAGCAATTGTGGTTGCATTCTCAACAACATTGTTAGCATTGTCAATTACACGAAGTATCTTATTTCCAACTTCAAACATATTTGCTGGAATATCAAATACCACATTGAGTAGAGATCCGTTTGAAGAATCTGTGATAAATGGTCCAGAAGAACCGTTTACAGTGCAATACTGATTCACATTGATGTTGTCGAAGAATACATGAACCGTTGTGTTTGGCTTCATGTTGTAGACATTGAATGTGAGTGTTTTTTCCCCTCGCATCAGAGGAACAACACTCTTGTTGAGTATTGTGTTTGTGGCTACTTGCTCGTAGAACTTCTTCTTTCTAAGACGAGTTATGTAATCATATTTCTGTGTTTCGAGTGCTGTTATGAACCTATCATATCCATCAACAATAATATTCTTTTTATCAATATTAAGTCCAGAATTCACACCTCTTGGTTTGGAAAAGAAGGATGAGTTCTTTCTATTCTCTGCATCATCAAGTTCAACTGAAATTCCAGACCAAATACTCTCCCAATCATTCCACTGTGAACCGTGTCCATAAGATCCAAGAATGTTTCCAGACAGCCAAGCATCATTTGCATTATCATCATTATTTTTGACGAATGGGCGTGTAGTATTGTCATACCAGTAGTCTCCATGTGGAGTTATTTTGATATTTCCTACCCAATTTGGAAGATCAAAAGGATTTGCTTTTAGAGTCGTGCTGACTTTCGTTTGGGATATAACAGGTGTTGCAAACTTGGAGAAATTATGACATAGTATGTTATCTGTGGTTAAAGTAAGACCAGCCTCTGCTGTATTATGCCTATACTCGTATGCTTCAGAGCGGAAAGAAGATCTTAGTTCTCCTCGTTCAATGTCAATAGAACATTGGTGATTTCGATCAGATACATCGGCAATTGAATGTCCATCAAATGTATCAGTGATAATAGCCTTCACTATAGCATCTTCGCCCGTATTTAACTTTAGATTTGCAGAGATTATTCCCAATTCAAGTTCATTGAGAACCGCATATTGCTCAAGATCATTAACTCTGTTGGATATTTCTCCAATATCCTTCATAGTAAATCGTGAGTTTCCTATACGCTCGGCCTTAACATCTGTTGGGCTAAATGTGTATGCAGGAACACTTAGAACAAACAATGTCATCGAATCTGAAATGTCTTCTGGTACAATAGGGATTTCGCTAGGAACCCCGCGCAATATAGAAGGAATAGGTGTTTCATCATCAGCAGAAAGATTTCTTCCAATAACCAACTTGTCTATTCTCGGCACATATGCTGTATATGAAGAAGATACAGTAAACTTGTCGGGAATTATTCCGTTTGAATAGGTCACATAAGGAGAATTAGTTCCTGCAACAGATGCCACAAACCTAAAATCGATGGCAGATGATAGTTGTATTGATTGTCCCGATGTCGGACTTGTGTATACTGGAATATTTTCATACGATATTCCACGATACGATTCGACTGTGAGTGGACCATATCCAGTGTGTTCAAAGTAACTGTAGTTTACATTTATTGTAAATGTCGTATTGGCTTTGTATGTTGACAGATACTCTGGCTTAATATAAAGTTTTGATAGTTCATACTTCTGATCAGTCTGACCATTATCGAATATGAATCTATCGGAAATGTCTACTCCCGAACCATCTGTTATGCTGTTTATCTTCCACACATCAGATTTATTCAAGTTGAAGTAAATCTCATATGGAGTTCCAGCAGAATTTGTCTTTATCACTCGCCTAAATGTGCTTAGATTTGCAGTATTGTTGTTTATGACTTCAGATGTATCGGTGGAAGTCTTTACACGCATCTTTCCAATCATCTCTTGGTCTTGGGTTGTTATGATGCCAATGCTACGATGCTTTGCCTTTCCTACAAGGTAGTATCCACCATTTGGTAGATTTGATGTGAATTTTACCTTGTCGCCGTCTGCACTCAATATTGCCGTGACTTTCAATGCACCCACAGGTACCGCTGTATTATCTCCAACAATCTTAACCATACTATTTGCGGGAAGACTTTGATTTCCCGAAGAAGCAACAATGTAATATCCATCAGTTATGTCTAGTGGAATATTGACTCCATTTGGAGTCGTGCCATTAGCAAGACACCAGTTGAAATCCACGCCCTTGTTCAAAAGAACTTCAGGCTGCGCCGTTGTATTTGCGTTTACCTGAAATCCAACAAACACAGGATGTGTATATGCTAGTTCATCTATGTTCTTTATTACGGTAGATGCTGCTGACCCATTTGCTCTGTAAATCAATGATCTGCTATCAGAATCAAAACTATTGACTTTGTTAATAGTAGCAACTAGAGTATTGGTGTTAAAAGTGATTCCTACTGCAAGTGTATCTGGCGTGACCGTAAATAGTGGGGTGGAAACTCTCGTATCTTCGTTATACAGATATAAACTTGATTGTGCAATGGCGGCAAGAACAGCATTATTGCTATCTCCCGTTATCGATGAACTCAAGTTGTCTATTTCTAAGAAATGAACCTTGAAGTCTATTGTTCCATTTGATTGTGTGCTTATCTGAGTATTTGACTGCTCTGGTTCTACTTTGCCAACATAGCCAGTGAAATAAGCCTTGGTTAGATCTGGTGGATTGAGGGTAGTGCCAGTAATGGCTTCCTTGTACAAATAGACCCTATGACCCCTACTTGACTGATTTATATTTGAGTTAAGCGTAGTAAACAAAGGCACAAGAGACGAACTAGTAGATGGGGTGTATCGGAACTTAACATAGTTTCCAAAGTAGTTCGCTATGCTTTGATCATCATAATCGAAGGTTGATCTTGCCTTGGGTATTTCAATAAAATCCTTGGACTTGCTTTCATATTCGTAACCAAACACATAGGCTTTTCCCGTCCCAACATCTGCATAAAGGGTATTTCCGCCTGCATCTCTAAATGTTATATCGAATGGTCTTACGACATAATTGCCACTTTCATCATATGTTCTTTCTGCAAACAATTTAACTAGTTCGGAGTACTGTGTTTCTTCATTTTTTCCGACAATCAATCCATTCTGATATCTAACAAGATCTATAAAGTCCTCACCAGACAGAGTCTCAATGAATTTCAATACAAGATCTATCTTATAGCGATGCGCTCCAGGAGCGTTGTAGTTGTAACTTCCACTTGCTGGATCCTTTATGGTATAGTCTTCTTTGTCAGTGACTATTGTTGAAACAACATCAAAACCCATAAAACCTGTCGGGTTTGTGAATTGTCTTATACCGTTGCTTACGGTGTATGCTGCCTCAAACTGTGCAGTAGACTTGACAAAGAATCCATTGATATAGTAGATACCATCGTTAACTCCAACAACCTTGCAGACTCCCGTATGTGTTGCAGAGGCTTCTGTTTCGGTATTTGTTGGTATGCTTATGGCAACAGTCTTGTCTGGGTTGGTGCATTCAAGGGTTACTCCAGCCGCAAACTGTGAGCCAGAAAGGTAACTTACTACAGCAATTCCATATGGATCTGTTTCTCCATAAGACTCCTTGTAGTCAATTACCTTTGCCTTTACCTGAATATCACCATTTCCATTCCTTTGTATTAGACTATAACCAACAATATCAGACGGGGAAATGGTAAATATTGGTGCCGAATAAGTAGATGGTTTGATTCGGACAAAGTTCAAGGTCTGAGTGGATATTTCACCCCCAAGTATTTTGCTTCCATCCTTGAAAATATGATTTCCAAATCGCTCAATCTGATTCTGTAGGATGGTCTGCAACTGCGTCAGTTCTCTGGACTGAACGGAGTAGCCAGGTCTAAACAGCATTCTGAGGAACTTTTTGTCCTCATTAAAGTCATCGTAATATGGATTGATATTGAACAGCGAGGGGTCGTAAGAAGGCATCTACTCTTGCTCCTAGAAACCAATCACGATCTTGAACTCTTCGGCTTGTTCGTAATTTCTAACGATTGGTCTTACATTTTCTATGTATAACAAATCTCCAGAACCTATTTCGATATCCGAATTGGTAATAGAGTTTATATTGGCGGCTATGCTGGCTTCTGCGGTCGATCCGTAGGCCGAATAGAACAATGGATCACTACTGTTGAAAGAACCTTTTACATCAGTAAGGCTTAATGTTCCAGTGTTGCCAAGTCCACCAGTTACGGCAAAATCAACAACCGTTCCCGTCACCTTTTTCAAAGTTGTGGAATTGGTCTGTGAAACAATGCCATCTATAGCGTCACCAGAAACAAGTATTTTATCTGTAAATGGCGAAGATGTAGTAACGAGTGTCAATCGTGTGGTCAGGTTGTATTCTCCTACATCTGTTATTTCCACTCTGTCCAACTGAGTAGATGCTATTCTTCCGTAGTTTTCATCTCTCAATCCTCCCGTAGACCCAAACACAAGGAACGCACTTCCACTTGTCAGTCCGAGCGAGAATTGCCCAACCTTTTCTCCAAACTCCTCATCAACATCAATTATGTACGAACTTGGAAGAGTAGAACCTGTTGTGAAGAATATTGACTTGCCCTCTACAAAGGCTCCATTGGTACAGTTCAACAATACACTTCCTTCACTCATGTCAAACGAAACCACCGTTCCAGAAGCAGACAAGGTCAACCCAGTGATTCCCGAATATTGGAATGCACTGTCTCCCGTGACAAAAGACCCAGAGAATGTTAGACCAAAATAAACGCGACTTCTCAACGATGCTTCATCTGAGAATCTGAAGTTACCAACAACATCAACAAGATTTACCTGATGGAATTCTGAACCTGGAATCCTCTCTGATCCAACAATACGACCATTTGCCAATGATTCTTTGCCGATAAGGTAATTACCAACTACAAAAGTACCAGCATTGTATTCATCTCTGGTTCTGTATATTGAAGTCTTGTTAGGCTCTTTCTTTATCAGCAACTTGAGTACCACATCTTCTTCTACGCCAGCAAGGGTAAGACCGCCATAAAGATACGGATTCTTGATTATTCCAAACTGCCTATAGTCATTTCTTGTTGATATCTTGCCGCCCTCTGTCCCATCAACTTCCATGATGATCATGAGATCGGATCCACCAAATTCCTTTATGGCATCAGCACCATGGCCTTGGGGGGTTGATAGTTCCGTTGAAATGGAATTATTGAGAGCCTGAACACCAGATCCAATAGTTACACTTGAACTTTCTGTGGTTATTCTTGGTCTTGCATATGTGTAGTTCTTGCCTGGATTAATCACAGACATAGTGACCACTTTCTTTGCATTGGTGGTATTGGGAACAACAACTGCATCCTGACCATCACCATCGACTACAACATATGGAACTATCTTGAATTGTGACTTGTTTTCTGATTCTGCTATTTCAAGACTGCGGGTTAGAGATGGATAGACATTCGCATAGTAGTAACTCGCACCAGCATTCCCATTCTTATAAAAATTCAATATTCTGAAATATTGACCCACTCCAGCACCTTCGGAGACATAAAGACCATATCCATCCCAATAAGAACTACCGATTGTTGCGCTCTCTTGTGAAGCATCAAATGCGATATAAGACGATCCCGCCACATTCGGAGTTATTCCCTGTGTTGATAAGAATGAGTTGTATGCTTCCGTCACATATCTTTTTGCTGAAGATATCTTTGAAAATGTGGGGCTTAGAGAAGCGGTAATCGAAACGGAATCTATTGAACCTGGTCTTGCCCTCTGTTGAACTAACTTTTGCTCCACCCGATCTTTATCTGTAACCGATGCAAGATACACGGGAATATACTCTTCTGTTATAAAACCCAAATAATCTTCGGGTACAGAATAGATGTACTTCCACTTATATCCGTCACCAGTTGTTATGATGTCGGACGATTTACCCGTTGGCATTATATCCGATGTCCCATCGGCATACATGCACTTGTAGACATTGTATTCACTGGTCATCACATAGTATGTTTTTCCAGCCATGTCTTTTGTTTCGGTATACGCATCATATACTTCACCAGCAGTCCAATTGACACGCGGAATCACTATCCGCATGTTGTCTGGTTGAATCCTCTTGATGAACAAAATGTTCCTGAATGTGTCGTATACATTTCTTGATGATTCACCCACTGATGGCGGAACTGTATCACTCTCTACAACAGTCGTGGTTTCTGCATTGTCCGTATATGGAGTGGCTCTGCTTACAAAAAGATAATAGTTTTCTTGTGTTGTAAGACCACTCTTGATCATCTGAACAAGATCTGTCTTCAGTAGGGTTTTGAGAGCGTTGTTTGCCATATTAGAAGTTCGGTGAGGTTAGAGTTGTGCTTTCGATCAGACCATACTGATTGTCATCGCCAGTGGTTCCTTCGTATGGACCACTGTTTGGATTTGAATGGAAGTGGTATCCTATCGGCATTCTGAAGAATGGGTTCAATGCAACGGATCCAAATGATGCTCCTAGTCCAGTACCACCACCCAATGGTCCTGTTAGACCCTTTATTCCTCTGATATTCGGGTGGTGATAAACTCTCCAATAAGCATAACTGAATCCCTGTGCTTGTATGTATCCCTCTATACTACCGCTTGATCCAAGAGGAAGTCCTTGCGGGTCATGGGTTTGTCCCGCTGATGTTTCGGGGACAATGCCAATGCCATATAGAACTCTTTGTATCGTTGCCGTGTAACCAGTGGCATTGCTGTCTATGAGGGTGAATGTTATACCCTCAACAAATCCACCGCCAGTTATGCTTGCTGATGTAGTGTCAAAATCTATCTGCTTTAGATAGAAAGCACCTTGTGTAGCACCGACTCGCTGAAACTCAAAGACACTGGCTGATATCAGATTTCCATTAGATCCACTTGCCGCAATAGTTGACCATGTTACGCCGCCATTGAATGTAAAACCAACTGGAGTGACGAGTAGTTTTCCACCACTTTGGCCGTATGCTTGGTATGAACTGAATGAATTTCCTCGGGGGTTGAATCCATTGACATACTTGTTGTATAGATCGGCGGTTGTGCCAATTCTATATGGTGTATAGTGACCAATGAAAGGAAGTTCATATCTCTGCATCTCGGAATGAAATGGAAGAGAATCTACTATGTCACGCTTGATGAGAACATCACCGAACATCTTGAATCCCGCAGGATGCACCAACTTCTTGTATATTTCTTTATAGGTAAGAAATGGTACTTCGCTGCGTAGAGCATATGCAAACTCCTGATAGTAGTCGGCATCATACAGTTTCTTGTTTGAACTAAGTTTTCCGCTGTTGGTGGCGAAGTATCCTGGATAGGATGTCACGGCTCCAATCGTGACATTTACTCTAGCAAGTCCGTTTCCTGTATTCGATGCTATTGATATTGTTGGTGTCTGATCGTAACCAATTCCAGAATCGATTATCTGTACTCCCGTGATCTTACCGTTTTCCTTCACCGAGTCTATTGCCAACTCAAGCCCAAATCCATTGTAAGATGTAGAACTTGTAACAACATCGCTTCTGGAATATCTAAGGCCACCATCAACTATTTCATATCCACTTATTACAGGATAGACACGCTCCAGCAGCCTTCCACTTGATGTATCAACATAGACATCCAGATTCGGTAAGAATGTGCCAAACTTATTCTTGATGAATATTTCGTTGATATCATAGTATTCTTTGCGATACTGAATGACATCGGCAACTTCTGCGTATGCAATGACATCACCATTCAATGGATTGATCTGAACAACTTGATGACCAGCCATCTGAAAATTGGCAGTTCCTCCAGTGTTGGTTGTCTTCAGAGAAAACTTTTCTATCCATCTTCCATCAGATGCCTTCAGAACATCATTACCAGGATAATAAACCTCGGATGCCGCGTTGTAGATCAGTCTGAAAAGAAACTTGAAAGACTTTTCTGTTCCTTTTGCTCCATAAAAGTTTCTTGCATTCTTGAGAAAATTGGCCTCACTAACGATATTTCCAGTTGAATCTGTAGCCAACTGCAATGGAAAGTTCTTTAGATACATTTCTCTGAAATCAAGGACAAATAAACCGATGGTTGTGTCTACATCGGTCATATCCATAAAACTATCGATGATACCAAATGGATTTAGATTCCTTTCCATCCACTCGTAATATGCTTCAACAAAACTTCTGAAACCCTCATGATCTCTGTTTATAAAGTCTGGAACCTGATCAACAATCAGATTGCTCGGTCCAAATCTTTTTATAGTTCGGGGAGACTCCTCTGAAAGAGCAAGAGTTGCCGCTGGTGCGGCTGCTCCTGTTCCAGTATTGAGAAGTAGGGGTATATTTGCCATTAGATATTACCGCGAGACACATCGACCGTGTCAACAACAATAGATCCAGAAATATTTTCGTCTATTTTTAGTATCTGATTTCTCTTTGGTACAATGTCAAATCTTTGATCTGGCTCGACAGATATTTCGATATAAGATAGTTTGTTGCTGCTGTAGGGATTGAAATTAACCAAATTCACTTTTCCTGTTTGATAATCCACCGATCCGATACCACTCTTCAAAACTACTTTAGATCCGTCCTTTATGGTGTATATTGAAATAGATCCATATCCATCGTCCTCTAAGAAGCAATCGACCAAGAGATTTGTTGATGTGTCTTTATATTTGAACACGGATGAGTTCAGTATGGTGTTATTGCCATCAAATGGATGGTTCAGTTTTGCTCCAAAATCTAATATGAAAGATGTTGGAGTCTCGCGCGGTATTAGTTTTTTGGCAAGTTTTGTTGATATCCTGTTACTCACCATTGCCGTATTAGAAAGGTCAACCAATCTTGTGAGAACAGAATATCTGAATGATCCATTGAATTTTTCAAGACTAGTATTTGAATAGTTGACTATAGTTGCTGATGCAGAACTACCAACTCTGATATCGCTTTGAGTTGTTCTGGATGAATCATATGTTACAAAACAATTCACTTTGATGTATGTGTAGTCTGGGTCAACCAACTCTGGAGTTACGGCTATTACCTTCTTCTTTGACAGAATATTGGTCTTTATTGATTCCTTGGCAGCATCGCTCAATATTTCCCCACTCTTGGGAAGTATTGATACGAATACCTTACCGTAAACTGGAGGATCATTTTCCTCGCCACCCCAAACTCTAACCGCACTGGCAGCAGAGTATTCCTTTAGTATTATGCTTTCATAATCTGAAATGGTGACTGCCCTATCTTGAGACTGATAGTACTTTGGAGCGGTGTATCTTATTTGTTCTTCCGTATCTCTTTCGGCACCACCATATGATGCTGTTACCGTGTCCACACTTGCATCAAAATCATTTCCACCAATACCATTGAAAGTAAATGATGAAGCAGCATCGGTATCAGAATTTCCTATTGCATTTCCAGCAGATCCCTCTGTCTGAAAGTAGACTATCATTATGTAACTCTTATCCGCTGGCTTGCTACCAAGTATTCCATCTCCGAAAGAAATCTCATAGTTTCCTCTAAAGTTTTCATTGATGAAAAATACCTTAGAGGTCGAGTCCAACTGAAGATAGTCGTCATTAACTTTCCACGATTCATCCATATTGGATAGATCGGTTGGACTATTCATGACATATATCTTGATCAGACTTTTGTCTATCTTGGCAGAGGGGATCTCAAATCGTATTGCGTTTATTGTTGAATCGTAAATATACGATGCAGTCTTATAGATACCTTGCCTCACCTCAAGATTGGAAACTTTGTATGGGACAGCATCTTTGTTGACCTTGAATGAATCAACAGTGCTAAAGGTGTAATTATCTCCATCCTTAGAAGAAAAAAACTTTGTTCCAATCGGGATGTAATTTGGAACTCCAGAGGTAGTTCCCATTGTAAGATTCAGTACAGCCGTTGCAGCAGTGCTTGAATTTGGGACATATCCTAGATTTTTACCAAGTGAGACAAGTGATCGCCTCATTACTGCTGAGTCAATGAAAGACTCTGCTGCCAACATATTTGCATACACAGCCGTGTAGTGTGTATTATAGGCAAGTAGATCAAGAAGAATATTTATTCCCGATCCCTCATAGTCAAAATCTGAAAATTCAGATGTACCAGAGAGATAAGTCTTTAGATTTTCCTTTATTGCAAAAAAGTCTAATTCTGTCACTGGTGTTGTTACTACACGATTTGGCATTTTATCTTAGCCTCTCTATGCTAACAAACACACTAGACACCTGTCTGTTGTTCAATAGCATGAACGAAATCTGTGTTTCGAACGAGTTTTTCTTTTCGTTGAAGGAAACAATCACATCATTAACCTTTGCCCTTGGCTCATGTCGATTGATCATGTCTATCAAATTTGACCTTAGTTGCATGGCTATGATCGGGGTTGCTGGCTCAAATAGGAGTCTTGTTATCCGTGCATCGATGTATGGTTGAAAAGGCTTGTCATGACGATTCATCAAAACCAAATTTCTTATGGCTCTTTTAACAGCCTCCGCATCCGTCTTTTGAGAGACATCAGCAGTAACTGGATGAGGAGTAAAATCCAAATCCAAATCTTTGAAAAAGTTTTTCCTTATGATGCTCATCTATAGTCTTTCGCTGAATTGAGAAGGAATGACACCTGATCTCGGGTGTATTCCATGTGGGACTTGACATCCGTTTCATCAACATTGTCTATAGTTTGCAAATCACACCATTCAATTGTTATGTATCCATAAACTACGAGGCTATCGCTGCAAAACAGCGGCAAAATCGAGAAGCCTGTGGTATCATGGAGTTCATAGAACTTCTTGGTGTTTGACTCAAACAAAGAAGAGACATTTCTTATATGCGGATTGTTTTCTCGCAACTGCTGTATGATTTCCACGAATCTACTAACAAGAACATCTTGCCTAAACTGCATGGTAGATGATATTTTTGGATCACAAGATTGATGCGATATGCTCATCCTTCGCATCGAAGACCCATCAGCAAACTTTCCACCATTATGAAACTGAGTAAGTGAAACGCGAGAACCCTTGGACTTCATTCGAAGTTCTCCAAGAAGATCAGATATACGCATATTGACTGTATTAAAAGTTTCCTCGCGTTTTACTGCTCCACGCTTTTTGAAATACCTTATTATTGGTTTAGACGCAATGAAAGCACCTATAGCCGCAGTAATAGCACCCAGAGCGGCACCAACAACCTCTAACCAACCCTGCAATGAATCCGTAATCATTAGTTTCTCCAAAGTAGCAAATATTTATCAGATACAAATATGACGAATATTAACTCTTCAGACTTGGAACAAAATCCAGAAAGTTTACGGGCGCACCTTCTATCTTAGTACCCGTTTCTGCTGCTATATCATCAAGCCCCTTGCTAAAGTCAGGCTGTAGAATTAGATTCTTAGCCAACTTTGCGCCGAAGCATGGGTCGGTCAGAGCAGATGATATGATTGTATTTCCCAAGGCATAACGCTCCACAAAGGCTAACGCCAAGGCAAATGTGTTGTTGTCATTGTTTATGAGCGTCTGAATATTACTCTGTAGCGATAGAGCATTCTGCGTCAACTGCCTCAACTGACCCACCGTATCGGCTAAACCAGAGGCTCCACCAAGTGCCAACTGAGTTTCGATGTTGGACAGTACGGTTCCTATCTGATTCATATTCTGCCCAAAGTTCTCAAAGAATGGACCAGATATCTGTGGATTTAGAGACGAGAATGCATTGGAGAAGTTGTCCTCAAGCAACTCACCAGGATCCTTCAGTAGATCCTTTATACTGTTGTAGGCAGACATTACTCCTATGATTTGATCCAATCTAGGAAGAACTCCGTTGTCTCCTCCGAGTTGAACACCACTCAGCCGCGCTGTATGGGCATTGAAAGCACTTAGTTCTGTGTTTAGTCCACTCAAAGCACCATTGAGTTCTTCCAAAGAATTGTTAAATGGACTATCTGCGCCAAGAAGTT